GTCATCTCACGCACGTCTAGACGCCCAATCCGTCAAACTCCGTAAATTCAACATGAAGGACGTCCTACAGGACTCGGTCGTCGTCTTCATTGGTAAACGTCGTACAGGTAAATCCACACTCGTCCGCGACCTCCTGTGGCATCACCGCGACCTCCCCATGGGAACCGTTATTAGTGGTACCGAAGAATCCAACAGCTTCTATGGCTCCATTATTCCTCCTATGTTCATTCACGGTGAATATAGCCCGGCCGTAATAGCAAATTTCGTCAAACGCCAACAGCTTATTACAAAGAAAATCCGTGAAACAACTGGAAAAGGTGTGACCGAAGCAGGGGCCGTCATGCAACGCGGCGGTCTGGACCCACGTTCCTTCCTCATCATGGACGACTGTCTATACGATAATTCCTGGATTAATGATAAATTTATTCGCTATCTCTTCTTAAACGGCCGTCACCAGAAAGTCTTCTTCATCATTACTATGCAATACCCACTCGGTATTCCACCAGTCCTCCGTACCAACGTGGACTATGTCTTCATTCTCCGTGAAAACTTCATTAATAACCGTAAGCGTATTTACGACAACTTCGGTGCGGCCTTCCCAAGCTTTGATTTCTTCTGTCAAATCATGAGCCAATGCACGGAAAATTACGAATGTCTCGTCATTAATAATACTACCCGGTCCAATAAGTTGGAAGATATGATATTCTGGTATAAGGCGGACATGCACCCAGAATTCCGTATTGGCGCTCCACAGTTCTGGCAACATAACGCCAATAACTACCGTGTCAAGGAAGAAGAGGACGTCAATCTCTATCAGGGCGAGGAACGTCGTCGTAATGCGCCACTCATTCAAGTCCGTAAGTTATAAACGGAGCCGAACAAACACCATCTATAGTGCGATTTCCTGGAAAAAACACTATAGGGATTATTAGATATCATATGAACTTCGGATTCTTAATTGCTGCACTCGTCATTTTAGTGCTCGGTCTATTGGCATCTTATGCTCGCGCCATTGAAAACTTCCGCGATTTGCCACCACAATCATGTGGTCGTCAAGGGGATGGTCCATGTCCACATGGGACCAAGTGTGTAGGTGGTTTCTGCGCCGAAACTGCGGAGAAGAACTTGCCAGAGGCGGAGAAAGTGGAGGCACATGACGATTCGGCTTTCGGTTTGGCACCGGCCTTTTGCCCAGAGGGGGAGAGTTGTTAGAGTTGACAGGCTAATAGATCTGGAGAAAGCCGTTCTTCACCTGATAAGTATGTTCCCCATCCCTCAATTTAACTCCATAACTCACATCGTATGGTGCTCTATAGGATGCGAGTAGTTCACGGTCCAAGGCGTCATATTTTTCATAGACCGCGTAGACACGTGCTTGGCTCGCATTGGCGGTTATGCGAATGGGGCCAGTATACTGGCCGGTCAGTGGTAGACCTGATTGAAAGAAATTATAGGATGATTGGCCGGCATATATTACATCACCAATCTCCACAACAATGGAGCCGACCGAACAATAAACGGAAACTAGAACATCTCCAGGATAATCTTTTGGAAGATATTCGCCACGAATTTCCACAATTGCCCGCTCCGCTGAGCCGGCCGACTTGAAATAGCCATTACAATCTATAGTGAATTCTTTACCTTGTCTGCCACTCATTTTCTTTGCAAATAAATAAGTATATTTCATATAGTTATTTACTTGATTTCTTTAGCCCGTTTGCCTAGCAAATTAGAAGCCACCTTCCTTCTTGTTCATCTTACGTTGTAAGGCAAGGTCGCCGACTGCGTCAAACATACCGCCATGAGCGGAGGAGGAGGATGAGGATGAAGAACCATTCTCTACAGCGCCAGCGCTGCCGCTGCTACCATCACGGAAAGCACCAGTGTTCTTCAAATGTGGATTACGCCCGTAGAAGTCGTCGCGCTTTTCTTGGTTTTCATTATAGGACTTCATAAGCTTGTTGAGTTCGTCATTAGCATATTCTTGTTCCTTGATTTGGCTTGGACTTGGGTCCCATGGAAGCCACTTACCAACATCGGCAACATAGATGTCGTGGATTGGGTCGGACTTCTGTAATTTCTTTGAACGTGCGCTTGCTTCTTCCTTGGTGGAATAGGAGCCACGAACCTTGAGACCACGGACAGTAGTCTGGAGCTTATTATCCCTATAGAATTCGTCTTCCAAGCGGTCACGGTTCTTGTACATGAAGTTTTCGTAGTCTTCCTTAATCTTGGTCTTGTTGATTTCGGCGGCGTTCTTCTTGACGAATGCCCCGTAAGTTCCTAAGATTTCTGCAACTTGAATACGAGCTCCGAGGACGAGGTCGCCTTGTTCCTGTAAACCCTTGTTATAGAGTGCATCGGCCTCCTTACCGAGACGTTCATTATAGGAATTGATTGTGGAGGCAAGGAAGTCTTCCAAATTCTTGGTCTTCCAGGTGATTTCATAATCCTTGAGGAAATTTTCAAAGAAGAAGTGGTCCTTGCGGTCTAGGACCTTTTCTGGGCTGAGGAAGCTCAGGAGCACATAACGTTGACTTGGGATTTCTGCGTCTTCATCTAAGAAGTCTGGGTCTTTATCAAAGCCTGCTGCGGACGACATTTTCTATAATGTTCTAGGTTTCTTCTGACCGAAGTCTTTACGCACTTTTTTTCTCGGTCTAGGGTATAGAATTGGACAAAAATGGACGCACAAGGATTTTTCATGGAAATGTTATACCGCGCATTAAAGTATTTGATTGAAGGTTTAGCAATTGCAATTGCTGCTATCTTCATTCCCCGAAGAAGCTTACCATGGGATGAAATCATCACATTGGCAGTCGTCGCAGCAGGTGTCTTCGCAATCTTGGACGGTTTCGCACCAAGTGTTGGTATGAGCGCACGCAGCGGAGCTGGTTATGGTCTCGGCTTCAACTTAGTAGGCTTCCCAGGTGCTAAGTTATAAAGTGGAGGGCTTGCATATTAGTAAGGAAATGTAATTAATTGATTATTAACATCCTATAGTGATATTCATAGTAGCACTATAGAGATTATAAGATATTGGTTTTCTGAATGTCTGGAACATCGCACATTGGCACATCAATGTCTGGACATTTCCAAATGTTTCCAAATGTTTCCAAATGTTTCTAAAATTTTTTCTGGCCAAAGTTTTCCAGGTCCGAGAACATTGGACACATCATGTTCTTAATGTTTATGTGTATTCCAGGGCACTTAAAGACACCCCAGAAACTAATCTCAATCTTAAAATACATCCTACAGTGCTACTCAAAATATCACTATAGGGATTATTTACCTCTACATCCCCTAAACCGTGGGGATAAACTGCCAGCGCATCTCCTCACATATCTTCTTCCATATAGTGTCCTGGTCGTAGAGTTTATCGCGGTTCTTCAAGAGCTGGAAGTTCTTCAAGAAATGGTCCATCTCCAGGAGTTCACAGAACTTGTAAAGCACATACGGATAGGCGAGGAAATTGCTGCGGTCCTTCGGTATATGTTTCTGGAATGCCGGCTGGATTTCCTTGAACATGTGGCGCAATTTCTCCTCCGTGTCGCGGTCAATAATTACCGCATTCGTTCCATTGAGTCGGTTTAGGATATAATTAATGTGGTCGTAGAGTTGATTCAACTTCAACTTCTTCAGGATTTCACGCAAGCGCACATTTGTCAACTTCGTCAAGTCCGTTATACGCTGTTTCTTAATCTCGGCCTCAATGAGCGCAAATGTCTTCTCATCAATACCTGTGTTTTCCTTGGCCTGGAACTGAGCAAGGAGCTCATTAAAGTGGTTGATACGCTTGTAGGCATAATAGGATGATTCGCGTGGTGGGTCCTTGTAAGATGGTCGGTCGCTGTCAATTAGGATGAATTCATTGTGATTACATGCTGGACAATATAGCATGGCCTCGTTCACGGCAAATATCATTTCTTTTCCACATTCTGGACATGTGCCGAGTTCGTCATCCAGAGAAGCGGAGGACTTCTTGGTGTAGGCTGGATTAATCTTCTGGAGATACTTTTCCAAGAGCACATCGCGGCTCAACATTGGTTGGACT